AAAAGTCAGGAGAAGAATATAATTCAGTAGGGATATTAGGAATCCAGGATATACTAAAGAAGCTAGGAATATACGGACAGACAAAACACAATAAGCGTCTACCAGATCACATGGAAATGTATGACTTGTATTCTATTAGTGAGTTTCTTGGTGGATATTTTGATGCTGACGGAAATGTTTATTATAATAAAAAGAAGAATGCTGTAAGAGTAGTTCTAACTAGCAGTGTAAAACATTTGCTGGAAGAAGTTGAAATACTTTTATATAAACTTGGAATATCAGCTACTATCAGAAGAGAATTTAGGAAAACCGGATATAAGAAGAATACAGAAATATACAGACTATATATTTCCAAAGATCAGGATGTGCTAGAGTTTAAAAAACACATAAAACTGATTTGCTCACATAAGCAAGAAATATTGGACAACTTCTCTGTAAAAAAGAATTCGAGATGCGTGTATGACAAATGTGAATTCGTTATAAGTGACAATAATAAAGGAGAATACTTTGTAAAGCATGGACTTCAAGATATGATGAACTTGGAATCTTGCTATGTTAAGAGTGTAGAATATATAGGTGAAAAATATGTTTATAACTTAAATACTAGCCATTCACATACATATTTAACAAATGGGTTTATAAGCGCAAATACTGGAGGAGACATGCAAGGAGGTTCAAATGACTTTGCTACAATGTTTTATGATCCTGACAAGTATTGGTTGAGAGCTTTTGATAACATATGGGACGAAGGGTCTACTGGTAATGCATGTGGGTTATTTATAGATGACATGTGGTACAAGCCAGGGAAAGTTGTTATTCCAAAGAAAGAACTAAATACAGAAAAATACCCATTATTAGCTGACGAGTTTTCTAAGACATTACAAGACACCATGACTATTGATATGGTTGATGATGATGGAAATTCAAATAGAGAGGCAGCTGAATTTTATTTGGATAGAGAGAGGGAGATTCAAAAATCAGCTAAATCAAGAAGCTCTTGGGAGAAGTATATAACACAATCGCCAAAGACTCCAAGAGAAGCTTTCTTGCAAGTTAGTGGAAATATTTTCCCTACTATTGAACTAAACAAGTGGTTAGGAGTGCTTGAAACTACTGGTAAAGCCAAGAACGCTGCAATGATTGGTGATCTATATTGGGAAGGAGATGGAGTAAAATGGAGGCCAAACAAGAATCTTACACCTATAGTTCAGTTCCCATTAAAAGACCACGATGACCATCACGGATGTGTTGTAATATGGGAGCATCCATATAGAGGTTTAGATGGGAAAGCTCCATATGGACTATATATAGGTGGTACTGATCCTTATGATCAAGATCAGTCTGGAACAGTTTCTTTAGGAAGTACATTTATATATAAGACGTTTCAGCATTTCGACACAACATATCAGATGCCGGTTGCTGAGTATACCGGAAGGCCAGATAGGGCTGAGGACTATTATGAGACTGTCAGAAAACTGCTAACATATTACAATGCTCAAACACTGTATGAGAATAACCTTACTGGATTAAAGGCTTATTTCCAGCAAAAGAAAAGCCTTAATTTACTTAAAGAGCAGCCAGGGATACTGAAAGATATTGTTAAAAGCTCAAAAGTCCATAGAGGATATGGAACCCATATGAGTGAGCCAATTAAAAGACAGTGCGAAATATATTTAAGGGATTGGTTGCTGACAAAAAGAGCAGATAGCGTTGATGACGAATCAATACTTAATCTTCACACTATATATTCAATACCACTTGTTAAAGAGTTGATTTCATACCATAAAGACGGCAATTTCGATAGGGTGATAGCATTCATGTTATGCATACTTCATGATCATGAAAACCATATGGTTGATGTTGAGAGCAAGTTTAAAAAAAAGAACAAGGATAAGTTTTGGACCAGGAATCATTTCGCAAACAAAAAAACAGGGAGGCTAAATTGTTTTAAGTAGAAATAATCATTATCTTTGCAAATTAGGCCAATAACATTTCTTAATGAAAACAGACAAAATACCAAAACAGAGAATATCTAAATCTGCTAAAACAAAGTCGTGGGGGAAACTTGTTGTAGATGAGTTAGAGTCAATTACAGCTTCTACTAATCATAATGGAAGATCCTCCAAGTTTAAAAAGCAGACAAACTATGATTTGTTTAACGGCATTCTTAATAGAGAAGACTTTGAATATGTTATAAGCCCTCTTGGTGTAAACCAGGGAGAGTATCCTGCTAACTTACAGCATTATGATCAAATAAGCCCTAAGATACAGTTGTTGCTTGGTGAAGAGATGAAGCGACCATTCAATATGAGAGTCGTATCAAGAAACCCTGATGCTGTAACAGATTTTGAAGAAAAACAGAAAGAGCTTATATTTAAGGCGCTTGAAGCATCTATTCAGACTGGTGGCTCTAAAGACCCAAACATGAATCCACCTCAACTTAGTTCTCCAAAAGCTATAGCTGAATATATGAGTTCAAGTTATCAGGATATACGTGAGATAGCTGGACAACAAGCTTTGACATACCTTATAGACGAACAAAAGTTACGACTTAAGTTTAACGATGGGTTTAAAGACGCATTAGTTTCTGCTGAAACAATATTCTATGTAGGAGAAGTTGGAGGAGAACCAAGTGTCAGGCTCTGTAATCCTATTGACATATCCGTAATAAAAGACCCTGATAGCGATTTTGTTGAAGACGCATTAGCTGTTACAGAGGAGAGATGGCTGACAATGGGAACCCTGATGGACGAATATTGGAAAGAACTAACTCCTTCGGAAATATCGAAATTAGAAAAAGATATGGGCAGAAGCGGTGAGGCTAAAGGGTCTGACTTAAACTATCCGGAAGACAGAATCATTATTCGTGGAGAAAATGATTTTAGGGAAGCTAATTCAAATGTAAGTGCTAAGAGTGACAGCGAAAACACAATAAGAGTCCTTCATTGTCAGTGGGTGTCAATGAGAAAGATTGGTATCTTAACCTCTGATGGAGAAGATATAATTGTAGACGAGGAGTTTGATGTTCCAGAAGTTGCAACGAAGTCTGGTAATAAATTTATATGGAGTGACGAAGATCAAATATCTCATGAGCTTGAATGGTACTGGATAAACGAAGTATGGGAATGCGATAAAATAGGTAGTGAAATATACACTAAACCAAGAGCTGTAAAAAACCAGAGAAGATCGTTAGATAATCCATGTAAGGTAAAACTTGGATACGTTGGGTATATATATAACAACAGAAATTCTGAGTCCGTTTCCATGATTGACAGAATGAGACCATATCAGTATTTGTATAATATTATATATTACAGAACAGAACTAGCATTAGCTAAATCGAAAGGCAAGCTTGCTTTAATGGATATCGCTCAAATACCTTCCTCTGAGGGATGGGATGTAGATAAATGGATGTATTATCTTGAATCAATGGGCGTTATGTTTATAAACTCTCATGAAGAAGGCAAGAATGGCCAGCCATCACAGTTTAATCAATTTCAGTCAATAGACTTGTCTATGGGTAATTATATTAATACTCATGTACAGCTATTAGACAAGATCTCTGAAGAGATTGGAGAAATATCTGGTGTATCACGACAAAGACAAGGGCAAGTTCAAACAAGTGAACTTGTAGGGAATACAGAGAGGGCTGTTGTTCAGTCTTCCCATATTACCGAGCCTTGGTTTTACTATCATGGAGAGGTAAAGAAAAGAGTACTAGAGGCGTTGATAGATGTTGCAAAGGTATGTTGGAGAGATGGTAAGAAGATCAATTACATCATGGATGACATGACAAGATTGTTTTTCACTATAGATGGATCTGAATTTGACAATACTGAGTACGGAGTGTTTGTTACAGATTCTAGTAAAGATGATAGAATTAAGCAAACAATAGAGCAGTTGTCACATGCAGCTTTACAGGGAGGCTCTATAAGTATGAGTGATATAGTTGATATCCTTCAAACTGAGTCAATACAGGATTCCAAGAGAAGGCTTGAGAATGCAGAGAGAAAGCAAAGAGAATTCCAGAAGGAGTTAGAAGCTCAGAAAGGAAAGCAAGCATTAGACCTTCAGAGAGAGGCTCAGTCATTTGAGAGAGAAAAAGAAGACAGAGAGGATGCTAGGAACACTGAGGATAACAGGACTAAACTTGAGATAGCATATATTAGCAAAAACAAAGAAGCAGAAGATAATTCTTTGTTAGACGAGAGAAGGCTGGACTTACAAGAGCGGAAGATGTCGAATGATCAGGTTATGGCAGAAAAAGAACTTGAATTAAAGAAAAATGTTCATAACGATAAGATGGAAAGAGAAGACAAGAAGATAAGTATTAATAAAAAAACTAAAGAAGCTACTAAATAAGAGCTATAACAGATTGTAAATTATGCTATAAAAGCATAAAAAGTTTTGTGTAATTTAATAATAATAATTATTTTTGTGCTATGGGAAAAGAACAAGAAAACCCTTTTGGAGGATTTAAAGTATTAACAGACAGTATTATGCCTGATGTCGAAACTGTTGACCCGTCAGAAATGGAAAACAAAGAAAACAGTGATATTCCGGTAAGTCAGATTGAAGAGAAACGGTCAGATCAAGACATGGGGATCAGAGAAGTAGAAGTGCTTCCTGGGACCGAAGAAAAAGACGAGGATATTGACTTTGAAGAACCAAAGGATGATGGTGATCAAAAGGAAGAGGGAAAAGCGAAAGAATACTCTGAAGATGATGATTCTGAAGATGAGTCGAATATTCAGATCTTTGCAAATTATCTTAACGATAAAGGCATTATAGAGATTGATGAGAATTTTGAAGATTCTGAAGAAGGATTGGAAAAAGCAATTACTGACCAGATAGACAGAGGTATTTCCAATTATAAGGATTCACTTGGAGATATGTCTCAGAAGTTTATAAAATATATAGAAGACGGAGGTGATCCAACTAACTTTATTAAATCATATTCTGCTCCTGACTACTCTGCAATAACAGAAGATCAGATTGAAGATGAAGGATTGCAAAAGAAATTAGTATCAGAATTACTTGCTATTGAAGGTTATTCCCCAGAAGAAATAAGGGAGAAAACTGCTGACTATGAAGACGGTGGTATCCTTGAGAAAGAAGCTAGAAGAGCAAAAAATAAGCTTATTAGACATAGTGACGCAAGAAAAGCAGAAATGCTTAAACAACAAGAAGAAGCAAGAATTCAACAAGAAAAAGCTCACGATGAGTTTATAGATAATCTTGAAAAAGATATCAACAAAAGAACTGAGATAGCTGGATTTGAAATCAAGGAGAAAGAAAAGAAAAAGCTCTTTGAGTATATCACAAAAGTTGATAGAAAGACAGGTAAGACTCAGATGATGTTAGATATGGAGAATGATCCTGATGCTAACTTAAAAATGGCCTTTTTACTACATAATAAATTTGATTTATCGAAAGTCATAAAGAAAGCAGAAAAAGAAGTTGCTTCCAGAGTTAAAAGTGGTCTTAATAATTCTTTGAAGGGAGAGGGTAACAAACGGAAAAGCAAAAGTAAGACAATGGTTACAGATGAAAGGAATGGAAACCCTGATTTCAGGTCTTTTGGTAAAGCGATAATGTAAAATTAAAAACTAAAAAAATGAGTAATACTGTTAATGGCTTACAGCTGTATAAAACAAAATGGTATTCAGGTTTGACTCAGCAAAACCATCTTAGTAATGCGTTTTTGACTGAACCAGAAACTATGAGCACTGTTGTTACACGGCTATTTGGTAAGCAAGGCGCTAATCCTATTCAGTACTTAACTGGAGGAATGGGAAGATCAAGAGAAATAGCTAACAGAGAGTACCAATGGTATCTACAAGGTGACGATGAGAAAGCTATTGCTGTTATCGGAAACATGGGAGATGGAGGAACTACTCCTGGTAAAAACGGAACAACTTTTAGGGTTAAGTTTGCCGAAAAATGGTTTGCTAATCAAGAAGTTCTAGTAGCTGATGATAGAGACTATAGAGTACGTGTAATGGAAGATCCTTATTTAGATGGTGACGGATGGGTTTACACATTAAAGCTTACAGGCAATGATCCTACAGCTTATATGGACCCTATTCTTATTGAAGCTGGCCGTCAGTTCTCTAAAGAATACACTACTGTTCCTGAATACTCAACTGGTGGCAACACTACTTTCAGTACTCCTTTTCAAATGAGAAACCACTTGACTACTTTACGTAAGTCATGGACAATCACTCGTAGCGCTGCTACTGATGTGTTGGTTATTCAAATGAAAGATCCTGAAAGTGGTAAAACTACAACTACTTGGACAAGGTATGCTGAATGGGAAGCAATGGCACAATGGTATCGTGAGATCGAAAGTTCTCTATGGTATTCAACGTTCTCTGCTAACTCCAAGGGTGAGACCGACATGCTAGGTGACAATGGTTTACCTGTATATGAGGGAGCTGGAATTAGAGAGCAAATAGCACCAGCAAACAAGAGGGAGTATACTGAATTAACTGAAAGAATTATTAGAGACTTCTTAATAGATCTTTCGTATAATGTAACACCAGAGGCTTCTAGGGATTTTGTTGCGTTTACTGGAGAGTTTGGATTTGATGAATTTGACAGAGCCATGAAAGACAGTGCGTCTGAATGGACGTTAGTTGATTCTACGTTTGTTACAGGAAGCGGAAATGAGTTAGCATTAGGTGGTCAGTTTAAAACATATGTGGGATTAAATGGTACTAAGTTAACACTTAAGCATCTTCCATTATATGACAACACTGTACGACAACGTCAGTTGCATTACAGAACAAACAGACCTATTGAGTCTTACAGATTTACTATACTTGATTTTGGAACTCACGGTGGGGAATCAAACATTAAGAAGGTATACAAGAAGGATTCAGAAATGGTAATGTGGCACACTGCTGGATCTACTGATCCTTATGGCGACACTTCTAAATCTATTAGCACTATGAGATCAAACAATACTGATGGATATAGTGTTCATATGCTGACTGAGTGTGGAGTACAAATTGAAAACCCAATGGCTTGCGGAGAGTTGGTCTGTGTAGCTGTTAAGTGATAAATGTTATAAGCCACTCTTTCATTAGGGTGGCTTTAATTAAATTGAAAACTATGGAAAAAACAGGAAAAGTAATTATAAGAAGTTTGAAAGAAGCTTCGAGTTGGTCGGGGTCCCATAGGTTCAAAAACTGTACAGACACGGTTATAGCTAGTCTTGGAAGAGATGGCTATAACACGGGTCTTACAGACGCTGAAGCTAAGGATATAGAGGAAAGAATGAGAATGAAAGAAGGTACTCTTGGAAGGTATTCTGACTTTTGGAAAGAGTATGCTGTAAAAATACATGACAAACCACTTACTCTTGATTTGTCTATTGCAAATGACAGGCTAGATTACGCATTGCTTAAAAATAGCAAAAAAGTAGCTGGATCAATAGCTGATTACAATATGGGCAAATGCCCAAAGGCAATATATGTTATCCATGATGCAAGTGAGGAGATTAAGAGAGAAAACAAGAAGATTGTTGCTGAGAAGAAAGCGTATGCTGCGTTTTTAAAGATGAGCCAAACAGACATGAAGCAAATACTTAAGCTCATGGGAAGAAGAGCTGAAACAATGTCATCTGAAGCTATTGAAAATGCAACGTCAAACGCAATGAAGGAAGATCCTGCAAATTTTGTAAAAATTGTTGAGATAGACAATTTTAAACATAGAATACTTATAGAGGATTTACTACATGTTAATATATTGAGACGATCAGGTGGAAAATATATTTACGGAGACGATGTTCTTGCTCACAATAAGGATCAAATGATAGAATATTTAAACGATCCTATTAATCAAGAAATGCTTATAACTTTTAAAGAAGGATTAAAAGCTAGAGAAAAAAGTAGTTAATGACATCAGAAGAAATGCATATAAACTTCAAAATTGGCGTGGATAAGGCTGACACTTTGTCCACTCCAAATTTTGAACCTGAAGAGGTTGATATCTTCTTAAATGAAGCCCAGGATAGAATTGTTAAAACTCGTTATTCTGGAAACAATCCTTTCAGGGATTCTCTTGAGGAAACTCAAAAGAGAACCGATGATCTTCGGGAAGTTATAGAAAATGCAGAAATTACCCCTGAGAGTCTGAGTAATAAAAATAAACCAAACTCACGATTCTTTGTTTTGCCCAATGTAGCCCCTGAACAAGTATATTGGTTTGCGATTAATGAGGAAGCAGAAATTGTATACAAGCCATGTGACACAGAATTAGTTACTGAAGGAACTTTAACATCTGGTAGCTACTATATAGTTACATCTGGAACAATCACGTATGATTCAGTTGATTATGTAGCACCTAGTTATATTCTTGGATCAGGACGCTCGTTCACTGGAACTGGTATAATGTATACTGCTGAATCGAAAAGGGTTGAGGTTAAGCCGATAACTCATGATGTGTACAACAAAATAATTAAAGATCCATTCAATAAACCTTATGAAAATCAAGTATTAAGGCTAATGTTTAAAAACCAGGTTGAGTTGATTGGGTCAGAAAATGTTGTTCCGTCTAAGCTTTTTCTGAGATATCTTAGGAAACCTCAGAGAATTTTACTAGATTTGTCTGTTCCTAGCAATAGTGTTGATTGCGAACTGGCTGATCATCTTCATGATGAAATAGTTGGCAAAGCAGTCTCAATAGCGTTAGAGGGCATTGAAAGTAAACGGTATCAATCGAACCTAAATGAGCTAAATAAGCAAGAATAGAAGTATCTCGTTTAGGAGATATCGAAGGCTTACTGTTTGCTTAAA